TTTTCCTTTCTGGTTAGAGGGCGAGCTTGAGGCGCTCGGAGGTGTCGCGCTGGCCGACAGGCTTCGCGCCCATCATTTCTGCAAGGGCCTCGACCATATCGCCGGAGACGAACGCGGTGCAGGCGCCGCCGTTAGGGGAAACGCCGTGGCGAAGAACGAGACAGTAGCTGCCGACGCGGTTCGCAAAGTAGCATTCGAGGCAGGTGCCGGAACGGATGCGGGAGAAGCGATCGCGAAACGGCGAAGGCAGGGCGTTTCCTTCGGCTTTTTCCGCAGGCGCAACGGCCTTGTTTTTGACGATGGACCTTTTCATTTCGCGAGGCGGTAGACGGTGACGGACTGGCGGGTGGTCTTGGCGACGCCGGCCTCGAGCTCACCGGCCTCCTTGAGGTAGTCGACGACTTCGTCGAGGATGCGGGTGCGGACGCGGGTGGCGTGCAGCAAAGCGGATCTCGGAACTGGCTTTCCGCGGTGCGAGTTGAGCACGCGCCGCACGACGTTCACGGTCGCCATAAAATCGTCGGACGCGATGTGCAGCCTGGACTGGCGGAGGAGGTCGAGCACGACGGCCTCGGCGAGGCTCTGCCCCCACACGGCGTCGTCGACGCGGATGCAGGGGTCCTCCGGATCGCGCGAGACGGCGCGCAGGAGCGCGAGCTTGTAGGCCTTTTCAAACGCGCGCCCCCAGAGAGCGGCGTCGCCGCCGTCGAGCTGCGAGCCGGCGAGCGCGGCGTTGACGCGCTCGGTGAAGAGGTCGTCGATGCGGTCGAGCTCGGCGGTGGCTGCAGGGTCCTCGGGCACGGAGCGGGACGCGTCCTTCTTCGACGTGTTGTCGCCGAGGTTCGAGAGGGCGTCGAAGACGTCCTTGATGAGGGCGGGCGGATCCTCGTCGTAGGAGGGAGAGGCGTTGCGGACGCGCTGCGCGGAGGCGGGCACGACGAAGCAGCGCCCGACAAGACCGTTCTCGAGACCGTCGATCGAGAGCGAGGCGTAGAACTTGTCCGGCGTCGCCGTTCCGAAGAGGACGAGGTTCGGGTTGTCGATGAGCCGGGCGCGCGCCTCCTCGCCGGACGAGCCCTTCGCCGGGCGCTTGCGCGAGGTGACGCGCATCGCGTAGATTCCGTCGGTGTAGAGGCGGAGGATGGCAGACGCGATCGACGAGGAGGTCGGAGAGAAGTTGCGGTCGGCCATCGACGCGAAGAGGAACGAGACCTCGTCCGGCTGGTAGAACATCGACGGCGAACGGTAGAGCGAATCCTCGAGGCCCTCGCCGGACGCGAAGCGGTCGCCGAAGGATCCACCGTAGCCGAAGGCGCGCAGCAGCCGGAAGTTGATCTGTCGAGGCGACTCCTTGCCGGTCGCGGAATCGGCGAGGGCGATCACGTAGAGAGAGGACGAGAGGTGCGAGAGCGTGCGGTAGCGACGCCCGCAAAGGAAGGAGAGGAGCGCAAGCGCGCCCGAGAAGGCGAGCGCCCGATTGGTGTAGCGCGAGGTGCGGACGGTGTAGTCGGCGAGGGTGTCGACGAAGCCCGGGCAGGCGTAGAGGGGCCAGAGATTCGGCGAGGACGGAGCCTCGCCGTCAGGACTGGGCTCCTGGTCGGCCGACGGTGCGGAATCTCCCGCGGCTGAAGCCGCGGGCACGGAACCAGCTTCGCTTGGCGGCTCCGAGAAGTCGCGGACGAGGGCCTGCGCCTGGGCGACGACGGCGGAGGAGTCGACACCGGCGGTCGGATCGGAGCGGTGTCCGTAGCCGTCGGCGTAGAGCGCCTCGGTGGCCGCCTGCAGGTCTCCGCCGTGGACGAGGGTCGCGTACACGGCGAACTTGCCGTAGCCGCGTCCGGCCTCGAACGGAAGGGCGTTGCTGCTGAAGACGTAGAAGGTCGTGCCGTTCCAGGTGGCACTTTGCTGGTCTCCGGTCTTGCCGGGGCGCTGCCACCCCTCGTTGTCCCCTCCGTGGACTATCCGCCAGCCGAAGGATTCGAGGAGCGGGCGGATGTCGGCGCGGGCGTCGTAATCCTCGCCCGGGAGGAGGTCGTACTCCTCGAGGGGCGAGACGGCGCGCTGCTCGCCCGGCGAACGCGCGGCCGGAGCCGGAGCCTCGGATGCGGGGCGCTCGGGCTTCCGAGCGGGCTTCGGCGTCCGATCAAGAGAGGCGGCCGCGGAGAGCAGGACGTCGCGCTCCGCTTCGGTGAGGACGGGCAGATCCTCGAACGCGCCCTGGAAGAGATCATAGCCGTCCGAAGGGGCGCAGAGGACGAGCCCGCCCTCGCCTCGGGTCTCGACAAGAACCTCCCCCTTCTCCGACATCGCAAGCTTTCTGTTCCCGGAGACGGCGGACACGCAGCGGTAGAAGCAATGGACGCCCCCGGACGGCGACTTTTCGCAGACGAGACGTGCGCCGATCTCCGGCTCGACCCTGGACTGGAAGTCCGGGAACGCGGCACCGGCGGAATCGAAGTCAAGGCATTCGAGGTTTCCGCTTACGGCTCCGCAGATGAGGCAGAGCGCGTCGTGCCGGTTGGCGAACCAGGCGCCGAGTTCGACGGAGGTCGGCAGCCGGTTCTGGTACTGCTTCCACGAGCGAACGGTCGGGCGCTTGCGGGCTTTTGCGGCCGGGAGGACGCAGAGTCCGGCGGCAAGGTAGGATTTTGCGGCTGCTGAAAGCATGGCGGATCAGAAGGGAAGTTCGTCGAAGGGGTCGTCCCACTCGTTCGTCGCGGGCGGAGGCGGGACGTCGAGGTCGGAGCCGGGCTCGGGAGGCTCGGACGCCGGCTGCGCGACGGCCGCCACGGCCGGAGGCGGGGCGGGCTGCTCGAAGTCGGCGAGGTCGTAGCGGGTGACGCGCGGGAACTTCTCGCCCGGGCGGAGGGTGGTCTCGATGGCGGTGGCGCGGCGGACGATCGACGGATCGCGGCAGAGCTGCACGCAGCGCTCGGCGGTCTGCGGCGCCGGCGTACCGGGCTTTGAATGGGTGTGCCACCAGCGCAGGAACTTCTCACGCGGGTAGCCCTCGTGCTCGACGCAGAGCCATTCGCGAACGTGCCTGTACATCCCGGGCTCGAAGTAGGTCACCTCGACCGTGCGCGGATCTCCGGGCTCTGCGTTCTTCTTTTCGTGGACGTTGTAGTCGACGAGCACGACCTCGTGCTCCTCGACGACCGGCTCGCCGGTCACGATTCCGCCGTTCGTCGCGCGCTCCGCGATCTCGACCTCGTGGCGGGAGAAGACGTGCCCGCACGAAGGGCAGACGTGGTAGGCCGGAGCGATCATCTCGCCGCAGCCCGGGCACTCCTTCGCCATAATCGGCTCGCCGGTCTGGCGGGCGCGCGGCTGCTTGCGGACGACGACGCAGTCGACCGGGCCGTGCCTCACGATGTTGCCGCCGTAGTCGAGAACGAGACAGTTCCGCTTGCCGGTATCGGGGGAAAGCCGGAACCCGCGGCCAACCATCTGGACGTAGAGCCCGCAGGACTTGGTCGGGCGAAGCAGGACGACGGCGTCGATGTTTGGCGCGTCGAAGCCCGTGGTCAGCACCCCAATATTGCAGAGGAAGCGCACCGGCGGCTCGACGTCGCCGAAGAGCGACCGCTGCGTGATGCCCTTGAACTCGGCGATGATGCGCGCGCGCTCCTCGGACGGCGTGTCGCCGGTTACGACGGCGACGCGGTCCTGGACGAGCGTGCGGAGCTTCTCGGCGACGGCCTTGCAATGGTCCACCGACGAGCAGAAGACGATGATCGACTTGCGGTCCTTGCACTTCTCGACGAGGTCACGCACGGCGGAGTCGACGGCGTCCGTGGAATTGACGGCGGCGTCGACGTCCTCCTGCACGAACTCGCCGGCGCGCACGCGCAGCCCGGCGAGGTTGATGGTCGACTTGCCGCAGCGGGACGTGAGCTTCGAGAGGTAGCCCTCGCCGATGAGACGCGAGACGCCGACCTCGTAGCAGATCTCGTTCAGGATATTCTCGGGCTTGCATATCAAGCCGCCCTTGACGCGGTAGGGAGTGGCAGTGAAGCCGATCACGCGCTGATGGTCGCAAAGCCCCTTGCTCGCGGCGAGGAACGTGCGGTACATCCCATCGCCGTCCTCGGGAATGAGGTGCGCCTCGTCGACGATCACCAAATCGAAGGCGCCGAGCTCCTCGGCGCGCTGGTAGACGGACTGGATCCCGGCGACGAGGACGGGCGTCGACGTGTCGCGCGAATTGAGGCCGGCGGAGTAGACGCCGACGTCGATGCCCGGGCAGAGCGCACGGATCTTCTCGGCGTTCTGCTGCAACAGCTCTTTCACGTGCGCGAGCACGAGGACGCGCCCGCCCCAGAGCGAGACGGAGTCCGCGGCGATCTGGCCGAGGATGAGCGACTTGCCGCCGGCCGTCGGGATCACGACGCAGGGGTTCGTGTCCTTCGTCTCGAGGTGGCGGTAGACGGACTCGACCGCTTCGGTCTGGTAGGGGCGGAGGGTCATTCCTAGTGGCGGTAGATGATTCCCTCGACCGTCCGCGGATCGGGGTAGGCGGAGTCCGGATCGGCCGGGTAGTTCGTGACGAAGCTCGGGACGGCAAGCGCGGGCTCGGGCACGAGCGACACGCCCTTCACCTGCCACGGGATCTCGAACTCGGCCCAGGAGCCCCAGTCGTCCGTCGCCGTCGAGCGGAGGACGAGCACCTCGGCGGACGGGAAGAGACGGCCGGAGAAGGACGAGCGCGGCGCCTCGATGCGGGCCCAGAGCCCGGAACCGGGAACGCGCCAGAGTCGAGTGACGCGTCCGACGACGTTCGTCGGCGAGTGCAGGATGTTTACCGGGATGTTGGTCGGAGCAAGGCCGGTGCGGTAGCGCTGCACGAGCGCGTCGAGGATGCGCGGCTCGGCGACGACGATCTCGCCGGCGGAGCGGCGCGTGGCGTAGAGCCCTTCCGGGATCACGAGCGCGTCGATGGCGATCGCGCCGGCCGGAGCGGCCGGAGGCGGCGGATTGGTGGCGAGCAGGAGAGAGGCGTACCAGTTCCGCGAATGCGGAAGGAGCGCCGCCGGCTCCACGTCCGGATCCACGACGAGCGGGCCTGCGACGAGCGGCGTTTCCGTGGCGGAGTAGTGGATCTCGCCCGAGACACGGTCCCAGAGCCCGGCCACGCCGGAGGAATCCTTGACGGGGAGGTAGTCGCGGACGAGGACGCCGGATTTCCAGATTTTGCATCCGAAGCACCTCGCATAGAGCTGATACTGCGGAAGATTGCGCGAAATGAACATGTGGCCCTCGCCGCACTCCGCATCAGTCATCGCGTTCAAATCCGAGACAGCCCAACTCGCGGATCCGGCATACATTCGTTTGTTCGGCCCGTCAAGGCTGTAGACCACTCGATTGGTCGATACGGCGCGGTTGTTCGCCTTCCATCCGGTCAGATTATCGCGTTCGTATGCCCACCCATGGACGCCTGAACCATTGATGTAGAGCTCGATGTGCAATCCTGGATTCGCTCGCTGCGAAAACACGCGCTGTTGCTTTGCTGATACATTAGTGAATTGCCAATCGACCTCGATCTTGTCTCTTGGCGTGAAAACATACCCCGTGTCGACGAACTGATGCTCGTTGAACTCGACGTATTCGAGCAGCGTGCAGCCGGCGGGGAGGGTGCGCAAGGGGGCGGAGGCGCTCGTCTCCCACGGCGGGAGGACACCGAGCTTCATCGCGGGCGCGGCGGCGGGGGCCTGGCCGTGACAGAGCACGGCCATCAGGACTGGAATGATGCGTTTCATTGCGGGTTGAACTCGCCGATGGTGACGACGCAGAAGGGGTTGCCGTCGACGCGGCGGCGCTTCTCGACGACGAGCCGGTGGACGAGCGAGTCGTCGGACCAGACGCCGGCCTCGGTGAGCGAGTCGAGCAATGCCTTGAGCGGATTGTCGATGTCCCGCCGGCGGTTGTCGGCCGGGTAGAGATCGACGCGGACGGAGACGGGAAAGCGGAAGGTCTTCGGGGAGGCGCCGCTCGAATCCGGCACGAAGCCGGACTCGAGGGCGACGCTCCGCACCGCCTTGCGGTAGCGCTTCCCCTCCGCCGTGATCACCACCATATGCCCGCGCAGGTGGGCGCGGTAGTGGTTCTCGGACGGCGGATAGGGAAGTTCGAGGACTACTTCCTCTTCCACGGCGCGACCTTGCGGACGACGGGCTGGGCCGTGGCGGCGGGAGCGGGCTGCGCGGCGGGCGCCGGAGCGGGCGCCGGAGCAGGAGCCGGAGCGGCGGGAGCCGTTGCGACGGGAGCGGGGGCCGTTTCGCCGGCCGCGTACTTCTCCGAGGGGTAGTATTCCCGGACGTCGTTCTGCGGATCGAAGCCGTCGTCGTGGCGAACCGTGACGCGAACCTGCAGCGGGATGTCGCAAAGCTCCTCGTGGGACTTGATGCGAAGCCGGCCGATGGCCTTCTGGATCTTCGCGAGGTCGCGTCGTGCGAAGCCCTCGGCCTTCTCGCTGGGGTTGACGAGGTTGAGATTCGTAAAGAATTTCCGGTTCTCGAACTCGCCGTCGATCACGACGAAGGTGAGATGGAGGAAAGAACCGTTGCCGGCCTTGTTGGGTTTCATCTCGGTCTTCTCGATGACGCACTCGTAGGTGCCCTCGGGAATCGGGTCGCGGGAATCGGATGTGTCGACCTTTTCCGCGTCGAAGTTGGCGAAATCGAATTCTTCGCTCATTGTGTCCTCTGCTTTCTTTTTGGTTGGGTGTTGTGTTGGTTTTGTTTCCGCCGCGCGGTCGCCTGGACCGCGCGGCAAGACGTTCTAGTCCTGCGGCATCAGGACCTTCTCGACGGCCTTCCAGTCCAGCGGCATCGTGTCGGGGAAGCCGTAGCGGTTCTTGGCGAGGACCGCGGGGCCGCCGACGGCGCGAAGGATGCGATCGCCGCCCTCGGCCCCGAGCGGGCGCGCCTTGCCGGTGTCGGCGTCGATGCGGGCGCGGAAGGAGGCGAACAGGATCGCGTCCGCCCATCCGTGGATGAGGTTCATCGCGCGCTTGTCGAGGGCCAGCGTCCAGGTGTCGTAGGACGCGAGCTCGGGATCGACGACGGTCACGGTCTTGGCGTGGGAGATGAGGATCGCCATCATCTCCCGCTTCGAGCGGATCTCGTCGATCTTTCCGAGGACCTTGCGCCATTCCTGCAGCGCGTAGACGTAGCCCTTGCCATAGCCGCCGTCGGCCTTCTCGATGGCCTTGCAATGGAAGTCGTCGCAGACCTTGTCCCAGATGAGGGTCTCGAGCCTGTCGAGTGAGTCGATGACGACGGTTCCGAAGTCGTGCTTCTCGTCGCGGATGGCGTCGAGCTGGTCGAGGACCTGCTGGAACTTCGTCGCGACGGGGAACTTGGACGTGTCGATCTGGCCCAGGCCGTCCTCGGTCTGAATGAAGATCGGCGCCGGGGCATTCGCGGCGAAGGTGGACTTGCCGACGCCGGGGACGCCGTTGAGGACGATGCGGGGAGGGGTGGGGTTGAGTCCGTGCTGCACGGTGGAGAGGAGGTTGCTCATTTCGGGTTTTGAGGTTGGGGGTTAGTCTTTCGGGAGGGCGAGGGTGCGAGGCGTCTCGTAGCCGGTCGGCCACGAGCCGCTCTCGAGGGCGGAGGCTAGACGGGCGAGTCCGTCCGCGTTCTCGCCAGCCGCCCGGGCGAGCGAGAGGGGGGCGATGCGCCAGACTCCGCAGCGGTACGGCGGCTGCTTCTCGACGGCGACGATGGTGACCGGCGCGCCGGCGGCCTGCGGGAACGCGGCGCCGAGGACGGACCTGTAGAACGCGAGCTGATGGATGTAGCCGTAGTCCCGCGCGTCGAAGACGAACCGCTCGATGTCGGAACAGGTCTTGAGGTCGACGATTCCGAACCTCGGGTGGAACCAGTCGATCCGGATCTGGCAGGGAAGCCCGCAGAACTCGGCGACGCGAACGGTGCCCTCGGGGTATCCGCCGTCGTCGAAGAGCTTGCCGGCCTCGGGATGCTCCAGGACGGAGAGGCGCATATTCTTGATGACGCCGAAATCGGCGGTCGAGACGACGGGGCGGTCGAACTGCGCGGCCCACTCGGCGAACTTCTTCGTGTCGGATCCGTAGGGCGCGCCGGTGCGCTCGTTGACGGGCGGATCGGCGACGACGAAGCGGGACTCGAACTCGTCCGTTCCCTCGAGGATGGCGACGTGCGCGGCGCGCCCGATCGAGAACGCCACGGTGTCCTTGCGCGGGGCGAGTCCGATCATCTCCTCGTGATAGAGCCTGGGGCAGCGGCGGAAGAGGGCGAGATAGTGCGACGAGGTGAACTCGCGCTTGCGCGCCGCCTCGTGGTACGCCTCCTCCGGGACGTCGAGCAGCTCGACGGACGTGCCGTCCCAGTCTGCGGGCTCGTCGGGCGAGGACGGCGCGGCAGCCTCGTCGGACGCGGGGCGGTCGAACTGCTCGGGGTTGGCGTCGCAGGAGCGCAGCTCGTCGAGCGCGCAGTTGAGGGCGTCGACGGCGTTCTGCCAGGCGGCGTCCTCCTTCCTGTACTCGGCGACGGCGTTCTGCGTGTCGAGGTTGTGCGCGGCGAGCTCGGCGACGGTGCGCGACGCCTTCTTCATCGCGTTGCGGTGCTTGGAGACGCTCGCCTCGCAGGCCTCGACGTGCTCGACGAGCTTGGCGCGCTGCTCCTCGTAGGTCGGGCCGGAGGTGAGGCGGAAGGGCTTCTCGTCCTTCGGCTTCTCCTCGGGCTCGGCCTCCTCGGCCTCGGCGCCGGCATCGGCGTCGGGCTGCTCGGATTCGGCGGGTTCCGCGGGCTGTTCGGCAGACGGCTCGGCCTGCGCGTCCTCGCGCTCCGCGGGTGCGGCGGGCGCGGTCTGGTCCTGATCCTCGGAGGGATCGCGGTCGTTTTCGGGTTCCATTGTGTTCGGGTTGGGTTGGGGTTCGTTGGGGAAAGGAAAGACCCCGGCGGAGGGACGGACGGCGGAGGACGGTGGGTAGAAGCCCGCCCGCCCGCTTCGGCCGGGGTGAAGGCTAGTCGCCGGCGAGGAGGACCATTACAACGAAGCCGGCAAAGGCGAATGCGAGGATGTGGAGGAGCGCGTTCATCGTGGGAGGAAAAGGACGGAGAGGGCGAGCGCCCAGGCGCCGGCGGTGAACCAGAGGAGGGCCCAGCCGAACCGGGTGCGGAAGAAGTCGCGGAGCTCGCGGTGGAAGAGCTCGATGCGGGAGAGGACGAAGCCCTCGACGCGGTAGCGGAACGGAAGACGGCAGGGGTTAGGCATGGTGCATCTCCTCGATCTCCCTGGCGAGGTCGGCAAGGACGGCGCGCGCCTGCGCGTCGTCGAAGGGGAGGACGAAGCGCTCGCCCGGACGCTCGGCGCGGTAGCCGGCGGTCTCGTCCGCGACGCGGCGGGCGAGGACGCAGGGGCCGTGGGCGGGCGCGCCGAGGACGCGCCCGGCGAGGGCGTTGGCGCGCGATGGGAATCCGATCTGCGGGTGCGCGGCCACGACGGCGCCGTGGCGGTCTCCGAGCCATTCCGGCACCGGGATCGCGACGGCGTTACCGCCGACGAGATCCTCGATCTGGTCGCGGATCGAAATGGAGGACGCTGCGGGCAGGAGCCGTGGCGGGCCCTGCATCGGGACGAGGACGAGGTGTCGGGAAGCTGGCATCTCTAGCGTTTGATTCGTGGTGAGAGGGAGTAGAGGCCGACGGTAAATCCGCCGGGGTTCCGCGGCTTCGATTCGGTTCGGACGAGGAATCCGCTGCGCACCTGGCGCGAGAGGAACTTGTGGAGCGCGGTTCGGTTCGTGATTCCGGGGATGCGGATTCGCGAGGCGGGGAGCCGTCCTCCCGGGGTCGCGAGGAGCTGCCGGACGAGCGCGTCGCGACGGACGCTCCGCTGCTCGGCGACGAGCCAGCCGCCTGGATCGTCCTCGCCCGGAGCGGGCGGCGGAAGCGAGGTCGGCGGATCGAGGAAGCGCAGCAGCGAGCGAGCCTCCTCTCCGACCGGTCCGTGCAGCATCGCCCCCGCCGTGCGGCGAAGGAACTGCAGGACGGATTCCTGCTGCTGCGGCGTCCACGGATTCATCCCGCCGGCTTGTCTCCGTAGTGGAAGCGGCGGCGCACGACGGGGACCTTGGATCCGAGCATCGAGAGCCACCACTCGACGGCGCCCTTCGGGAACCGCTTGATCTTCGGCCCGAAGGCGAAGTGCGGAATCGGGAAGAGGCGCCGGTTGCAGAAGCGGCGGACCTGCGAGACCGTCGCCGGCTCGCCGTCGACTGAGAGCAGGGGCGCGACGTCCTGCTCGGTGAGGAGCGGCATCGGAGCGGTGCAGGGCTCGAGGGCGCCGCGGCGGCGTGCGTTCAGCGCGTCGACGACGGTCGCGGTCGAGAGCATCCCCCTGGCAAACTGCTCGCCGGCGGGGAAGACCCGGTAGAAGGTCGCGTCGGACAGCCCGAGCATACGGGCCGCGGCGGAGGCGGACGTGAACTTTGGAAGGTTCGGGGACATAGCGGGCTAGGCGTTGGTTTCGTCCGGCCGCTCGAAGATCTCGGGCGGCGGCGAGGGAGGCGGGACGTCCTCGGCGTGCTCCGGAGGCGGAGAAGGCTCCGCCTCCGCTCCGAGCTCGCTTGCGGCGGGCCCGGAGGGAGGGTTCGCGCTTTCCACCTGCGCCGGCATTTGCGCGTCGGGAATGGGGGCGGTGTCCGCGGCCGGCGCCTCGGCCGGATCCGCGGCGGCGGGGGCGGGCGTCTCGGACGCGGGCGCGGCGGGACGGTCCTCGCTCTGGATGATGCCGTGCGACCTGCGATAGGACGCGGCGGCGTAGAAGAGCCCGAAGTTCGTCTGGAGGAATCCGCCGATCTGGTGGGCGACGATCTCCTCCTCGGGCTTCGGAAGCGGTTCGCCCGGAGCCGGCTGCTGGCCGACGACCGAGAAGTGGCAGCGGTCGCCCTGCTTGTCGATTGTGAGAGTGAGTCTGATCATTGCTGGTGGTTTGGGTTGGTTGGTTTGCGAGTTGCGAGGTGCTAGCACCTTGCGTGTAAAATTGTGATGCGCAGTTGGTTCAAGCGGAAGGAGTCATCTAATTAGTGCTCGCGAGGTGCTAGCACCTTACGGATCAAAAGAAGAGCTGCGTCGTTGAGTGAGCAATTCTCCTTTTTGGCGGTTTTGCGGACCTTCTCGAGGACGTGCGGATCGACCAGCAATCCGATCTTCTTATTTGTGTTTCCGCTTGCGCTCATTTTCGGCAACCTCCTTCTTGATCCGATCGTAGTCCGTCGATGTCAGTTCGATGTCTCTCGTCGCTTCCTCGAGCAACGTGAGCGCAGTGTCGCTCACTCGTTGCTGGCTGAGACGTTGCCTGAACTTGTCTATCTTGTGGTAAAGCTCAAGCGGCACGCTCAAGTTGAGCTGGCGCTTGTTGGTTTTTCTCATGTTGGGCATCTTGTCTTTCTCCTTGTCGGTCGAACGGCGCAGAGACTATCACAGGTGCTAGCACCGAGTCAAGCGATTTTTGCGCGTTTGTGAAAATAATTTTTTCTCCGCTTGTGTAGCGGAGAAAAGCGCGATTTTGTAAACGCGCGAGAAAAATCTCCTTGCGAAACGCGCCCCGGAGCGGGTAGACTCGGCGGCATGTTCAACTTCATCGTCACCGTCCAGGAGAAGCCGGACGGAACCGTCTTCACGGACACCATAGACAGAACGGCATTCGTCGACGACTCCACGCCGAGCGAGCGGCGCGTCGCCGAGGCGATCAAGCAGGCCGTGAAGATGGCGCGCGTGAATCGCACGCGCCCCTCGAACGACGGCGCGTCGTACATCGCGGCGGCGCAGGGAGTGTTCTCCGATCTCGAGTGGGCGCTCGGACTCGCGCAGATGTCGACGGGCGGGCCCGGCGAGGAGTAGGCGCAAGACTCGTAAGAGAGTCTTACGCAGACCTTACGCAAGTCTTACGCAGGTCTACGCAGGCCGCTGCGCCGGCTCGGGCGTGACGTCGACGACCTTCTTCTGTGCGTCCGCCGGCGCGAGAACGCGCGCGGCGACGTCCGCGGGAAGATTCGGGATGTTGTAGACGATCTGCCCGACGTTGATCTGCGGCGCGGCCGGCTTGCCGGGGTTCACGCGCTCCTCGACCGGCTTCGCCTCGTCGATCAGATACTCCTGCATCCGGTCGGAGTACACGCGCCGATGTCCGATGATCTGATCCTTGTACTGGTCGACGCGCCCGACGATCGGAACCTCGTCGCCGTCCACGGCGCGCTCGACGGCCTTCTCGCGGACGCGCATCGCCTGGCCCTCCTTGCGGACGCGCCACGCCGCGTTCCACAGCTCGCCGAAGCCGGGGGCGTCGAGCTTGGCGAGGACGTTGACGCGCGAGTAAGTCATCCCCGCCCGT